GGTTGACAAACTGAGCTGCTACTATCCGCTGTTGACGTGTAATGCGCCAGTGGCTAGGAGCCCACGTGATAGGAAGACCAAAACCTCCCAGATGCACGGGGATATACCAATTGGGCACAAACCGTCGAGTACGGAACTTCGTGAAATAGACATCGATGACCCTCTGCATAGCGGCCGGCAAAAATGCAGCAGCCTCAGGGCAGAGAGATACCATCTTCCCGATGTCACGGGCAACGCCGAACGGAGTAGCTTTTGACTCTCCTGTCTTCAACGAGGTGCCCTTCACGATTTTCATATTCAGGTAGCCAAAACGCTTCATAACCCCTCCCACAAGGCCGAACAGCTGAGAATTCATCTCACAAGTGTCCGCCGAAAGGTAACTTTTCCCAATACTGATGATAAGACCTGCATCATGCGCAGTAGAATTAAACACGGGAAGGAAGCTCTCCTCCATCTTAAAGACCATGTCATCGCCATTGACGATAACATCATCCCAGACGTCAAGAATAACCTCGTTCCTCCTATGGTATTCGGAGTCAGTATCAAAGTCGCAGCCAACATCCCATGCCATATCACGCCACCGCTCAAGAGCAGTGCGGTAGACAGCAAGATTGACTGCACACAGTATAGGGAAAGAAAGGGGATGACCCATGAATTGACCCTCGCTGAGAACAGTATCAGGGATACCAAAAGCCTTGGGATAGCGAGCTTTTGAGCTCTGAGCTAAACTCATCCAGGCAAGGTCCCTTAACGGAGTTCCATCAGGAAGTGATTCAATGAATCGAAGGGTGGCTGCACGCCTCAGGTTGTCTGTTGCGGCTTTATAGTCGATAGAAAAGAATAGATAACCAGGATGCCTAGAGTGAAGGGAATTAACCCGTTCGGTAAGGTCATCGTGGCGCATGGATGCATAATCAGTGGCCTTCCAGCAATCAAGCAAGAGACCTTGCAGAGGTTGTAATGCGGTATACAGATAGCCACAACCGACACTGAGGATCCGGAATTTTCCAGGCTCAGCCAGTGCGACTATTTTTACCATTGAAGAGAGAGAGGTGCCATCGGGAAATACATCCCAAGTCTCCTTTACAGCCCGTTTTAGGTAAAATTCATACTGTAATACACGCCACTCATGCATCTTACTGATTAGTAAGGGGAGAGCACCCATGCCATGTTGCGAAATCGAGGTGACAGTAGTCAGGTCCTCGAGGGGATCAAGGAAAC